ATATACGCCTGAGGGGTAGATGGAACTGATACTAAATCCCAACACAATAATTCAAAATCGTCTTGTACTTCTACTGTTTCGCCTAATTGCTTAACACTACCCATACCACGAGATGAAATACCTAATGGTATATTAGCCATTACTAATGCAGCGGCAATATTACCTGCAGGTGTAGGTAATAACTGTAATTTACCCATTAAATCATTACCATCCCACCACACTGCTGTAATAACATGTGATGTGTTAGCTAAGTTTACAACAGATGCTTCTGGGTGGTCTAATTCACCTAAAGCAGTACGTGTTTTGATTGGTCCCTCAGCATATTTTTTAACTTCTCTTTCAAGAATTTCACGTGGGTATACACGGCCGTTACCATTCTTTTGTTCTGCTTCTTGTAATTTACCAACAAGAGTAACTAAAGATTTACCTTCACCTAATTGCTTGTTTTCAGCAATAGTAAGTTTTGCACTTTGGAATGGAGTATGGTCTATTAGTAATGATTTCATATTATTTTTCTATTGCAGCTATTGGATCTATTAAATTATCTCTACCATCGAATGTTTCTTTCATAGACATTGTATATCCTTTTGCTTTCAACATATCGATTACATCTTGGAATACATCGTTATCGTAGCGACGACCTACTTTATTTTCATAACTATCAAACACATTATCTAACCACTTTTTCTTATATTCTTTACTTTCACCTTCGTTATAGTCGTCAATATAATCTACAGCTTTATCTGTTATTTCTCTAGCTGCGTTTTTTTTTGAAACGGGAGCATCATTTTCATCTCCTTTTTCATATTCAGCTAATTCTTTACGAACCATTTCTCTTAATGATTCTTTAAATTTATCTATATTTTTACTTAATGCTTGTTGTTGAGGAGCACTAAATACTTTATTAGCTACTTTACTAGAAGACCAGTTAGCGCTATCCATTTGATCTAATACTTTTCTTAAAGCAGATATAATAGTTTGTTTAGAAATATTACTAACACTAGTATCATTTAAAATAGCATCAAATAAACCATCTAATTCAGCTGGTGAATTAATTTTAGAAAGTGCTTGAATTAATCCTGTAGATTGTTGTAATCTTTTCATAAACATATCCTCATCAGGTGTATTTATTAATCCACCTTTTGGATCAACTTCCATAGCTTCTTTAACGGTTTTAGGCATTTTAACCTTTTTCATACCATTAACTAAATCTACTAATTGAATTGATTCTTTTTTCTTTTTAGCTTTAACTTCTTTTTTAGCTTTTTCTTTTGGTTTTGAAGGTGATTCAACACCAGATAATTTTAATGCTGTATAGTAGTATGGGTTTTCAGCTAAATGATCTAAAGCAATTTTTTTAGCTTTATCTAAATTATCAGTATGTTCTAATTCTACTTTAATACCCATTCTTAATTCAGATGGGTGGATTTTATTTGGGTGTAATTCTTTACCTTTACCTTCGTTAATATCTTCTTTAAAACCCATTGATGTTAATCCTAAAGCTATTGCTACTCTTTCTTCATCAACACCTAATGCTTTAGCAACATCTTTAAATGTTGTTGATGCATTTTTACCAAACATTTCATTGTATTTGTCTACAATTTGTTTAGCAGTTAATTCTTCTTCTTCCATTGGATCATACTGAGACATTATTGCTTCTTCACCAGCTTTTTCTTGCTCGATTTTATCAAGTAATGCTAAGATTTCCTCTTCACCGTCTACTTTAATTTCGTTTTCATCATTAGGTTTTAAATTCACATTTTCATTTAAAATGCTTTTACTTTTTAAAATTCTAACGGCATCACCGAATGATGTTACATTAGTAACATATTGAGGAAACTGCATACGTAAATTACGCATGAAGTTAGTTTGTGACATTTTGCCTTCTTTTAAATCGCGGTATTGGTTTGCTATACTTTTCATATTTTATCTGCCTTGTCCTCTGTACGCTTTAGGGCGTGGAGTGTGTTTGTTATAAGATTTTTGTGCTGCGCCTTTTTTCCTTTTTCCAAATGAAACTTTTTGGCTTTCTTTTGAGCCACCTTTTGCTTTTGCCTTTGCCATTACTGGTTAAGATTTTTGATTTTGTTATTAAGTTGATTTACCATTTCTGAAATTGTAGCAACATTCTTTTGTGTTGCTTTCCAATAGTTAATTCCTCCATCTTCACTTAATTCTTGTTTCATACGAGAAGTGTATTCAACAATACGATCAATCTCTTGTAATTTCTTTTTTACTTCACGAATAGCTTTATGTAATTGTTCAGATTTAGTTCTGAATTTTACATCTTTTTTAAATTTGTTATATGTTACTTCGTTAAGTAATTCTTCTTTAATAATTTTTTCTAATGTTTCGTTCATGGCTGATTTTTTACCTTTCCATAGTTCTTTATAATCTAATACTTTAGAGTTTTTAGGCATACCACCTGCTAATTTCCAACCTGATTTCTCAGCTTGTTTAGTTGCTGCATTCGGGCCTTGGCCTTTTTTAGCAAACGCAAATGGAGTAGAATAAGGACCAGCATCACCAGAAGCAGACATTTCGTCTAACAACTCACGTACTAATGTTTTAATATATTCTTTTAAATTATTCACCTAAATTAAAAATATTGTATTTTGCTCTAATAATGCTTATTAATTCCTTAGCTGCTTTTTCTGATTTTTCATTAGTAGTTCCACCAACGTATTCTTTACTTTTTTTAGTAATCCAGTCAGTTAAATACCTATCCAATTCCATATCAGAAGGTTCTAATCCAGCTAACTCTTGTAAGCGATTCATTATTTAACAGATTTTAATTCTTCAATTAATTGATAATACTGCAATAACGAAATGATGTTTTCATCTTTTACGTTTTGAGTTTTATCTAATGGTTGTAATAATGTAACTACCTCAGTTAATTTAATCTGAGTAGTTTTGTCAGCTACTGTAGGAATTAAAGTATTAATTTCTTCAGTTATTACTGCAAAATTTTTATTAACAAAATCACGTAATTTAGTTGTATTAGTAATATTATTAATAAATTCTTTTAATATTAATTTTTGACGATCAGATAAAGTAGCGTATTTGCTATTAAATTTCTCTAACAACATGCGGTAAGCAAGTATACGAGATCCTTTATCCATATTATTAAATTCTTCCATTACACGATCCTTAACACCTTCTTTATCTACCTCTTTACGAGTAATGTGTTCAAGTAATGTAATTTTATTATCAATAATTTGCTGTGGTTCAGTAAAGTCAAGTGAATTATGTGCTTCAATTAAATTGAATGCAGCAGCATATTGCTTATAGTTACTGATTTTTGCTTTAAAAAATTCTTCTAAATCATAATGCTCGCGTATTTCTTTAATAAGGTTATATTTTTCCTTACGTAAAGCAGTCTTATTTAAACGCAAAGAAGCTTCAAGCGTCGCGTTAATAAACGTTTCGGCTTTAGCTTCAGATAATGATTTAGGCTGAATTAATGCTTGGTATAGTTTATATTCTTTTGCTAATTCAGATTTGCTAAAATATTTTTTAACTAATCCGATAGCAGCAGAATCTTTATTAGATACAGTATCAGATGCTATTTGTCTTACCAATAGCTCAAATAAAATTCCTGTATTTTTAAATTTACTGTGTTTAATTTTCATAATGAATAGTGTGCACTACCTATAAATATGTGTTTATTGTATATCCTTGATATTTCTTTCATCTAATAACGATGGTTCCTGATCAGGTCCCATTACGATTTCCTTGCGAGCTATGTTAAAATTTTCAAATAGTTTTTTATTTCTTTGATATTCAAACATGGCTTTTGGTGTACCGCTGCCTTCATCAGGTTGATTAGCAGTATATAGTGTACTATTTTCAATACTACCTAATCTATCTTTACCTAATGGATCTTTTTGTGTACCAACAATAGATGTTCTTTCTTTAGGACGACCAACAGGGCGATTTTCATCATATCCTGGAGGTACAGGGCCATCAACATTCATTCCCGATCTGCCTTTACCATATAATGAAGCTAAGTCATGTGGTGTACCGTATGATTTACCAGTTCTAGCTGGATCATTACCTTCATTTTCGATTTGAGCTAAACGGAAAGCACGTTTTTTATCTTCAACTATTAAATCACGATATTCATCATATTGATCTTCACTGAATTGGAATACATTATCGTAAATCCAATCTGAAGGCATTAAGTTAGTATCTTGAATTGATTTAGCTAGGTCAACTTTTTCTTTCCACAATGCTACTTTTTCTTGTTCGTAAACAACAGATGGAGTAGTTAATTGTAATTCAAAGTTAGTTAATGTTTCACCATCATATCCTTGTACATATAAATGTACTAATGCCATTTTGTACAATTCTGATAGGGCAATACGTTGGATACGTTCAACTGTGCGAGCGAAACGGATATCTTCAGCAGCTAATGTAGCTTTACCTTGTAAATCTTTTTCAAATCCAAAATATGCTTTAGGTACCTTAAGGGCAGCTAACATCTCATCACGTAGGAACACTACGTCTTCAATAGCATTATATTCTAATCCTTTAATTGTATCAATCTTAGTTGCTGTATCGTTACCACGAGTTGGAAGATAGAAGTCTTCCATCATATTCATCATGTTGTAACGTAAATTGTATTCACCTGTTTGTTGATCAATGTAAGGTGTTTTCTTCATCTTCTGCATGATCTTCTGCATGTAACCATCTACCTCATTTGGAGGAATGTTACCAACATTTACAGTGAATACACGTTTTTCTGGGGCACGTGTGATGCGATGCAACAACATTGCATCTTTCATCAGCACATACTGCTTGAAAGTTTTACGAGCAGGCTCAATATACGATCTACCATAAGGTAAATAGTTAGCATCAGTTATCAATCTAAAATGAGCTACTTCGTAGTTTTCAAATTTAATTTTACCATCTCTATCTTTCACACGTGATACAATGCCGCCAGCAGCGATTACCATTGGATCAATACGGAAACATACATAAGATGGATTTTCAGGATCTTGTCCTTCTTCACGAACAATGTCGTATACTGAAAGCGGTGTTACGTTATATACACCAAATTTTTCAGCAATTTCCATATGCAAATACCAGTCACCGTATTTACACATATTTCTAATCCACATCCACAAGTTAAACTCGATATTTAATACATCGTAGAATAAATTGTAAAGGATACGTTGAATATTTTCGTCAGCACTTCTAATTTGTAATACTTCACCTGCTTCATTTTTTAATGTAGATTCATCAGCGATGATATCTAATGCTGAAGCGATGATTGATTCTGTATCCATTGCTTCATAATCAGTATACAACTGAATACGAAGTGTTTGGTAGTTCATCGTTGGGTTATACGGCATATTAGCACCGTAGCGATGAAGCTTTGTAAATCTATCTATTAAAGCGTTTGTTTTTACGTTACCGTAGGCCTGAATTTTATCAACGTCTACTACTTTTAACTGATTACCACCAACATTTCTGATGATAACGTCAGTACTAAATAATCTCGTCAACCTACTAAACAAACCTGGTTGTTGATCTGCCATTCTTTTATTTTAATTATACCAATAAATATTTATTAACCTAATACCCATGTCATATCTTCGAACCCACCGCGACCATCATTTATCATATATGGATTTTGTTGGCCGTTAGGTAGAGCTGGTCCTGAATAACCTGAAGTGGTTCTAGTTATATTAGATATCATAGCACGTGATAGATCCATTCCTTGATCATAAAAACGCATTGCTGTATCTCTTGTAAAGAGACCAATACCTAAACTCATTACCAAATCATCATTATATCCATTTTGCGCTTGTGCTTTACCATGTTGCCATATGAATACACGTAATTCTTCTAACAAACGTTTTGATCTAAACACAAATGCCTTTTCTCGAATATACGACTCCATTTTTGAAATAACAAGTGGTCTTGTTTTAGTTGATGTAGTAAATCCAGGAACTGTTTGATCTTGTTCCATTTTACTTAGCCACTTATCCATTGTTAGTTCACCATAAGCACGAGGCGAATAATACATTTTAGGATATCCTTTCTCTATGATGGTATTAACGACATCCCAACCGACGTTAGCATTTTCAACCACGAGTAAAGCATTATTATACTCAGTAGCAACAGACACAAGCATATTACCGTAAGTGCGAGTGTCAACTTGGGATTTGTATTCTGCCACTTGTTCACACGTCGTAGCGTCAATAACGTGAAATGCTGAATAGTCTGAACCATCTCCGCGAGCAACGTCAGCGCATACCAAATACTGCTTAGTGTAATCAGGATAAGCCCAAATCCAAAAATCACCACCCATAAAACGACGTTCCACAGGCTCTTGTATATAAGTTTCTTCATAAAAAGATAATAAATCAGGTTCGATTACTGAATTACCAGATCCTAAAAAGTCACAGTCATACTCTTGAGCGAATTCACGAGGTGACATGTTTGCTCTTTCTCTCTGTTCCCAAGCTTCATCTCTATCAGGGTGTAAATTCCAAGGTAATTTAATTGCCTTAAAATCATTCTTTCCTATCTCGGCTTCAGCATACATTTTATGAAACCAGTTACCTACACCGTTTGGAGATGATAATGCAATAATTCCTCCACCCGTTGCAATTGTAGGTTTAATACTTGTATAAATTCTATCAATACCTTCAATGAAGGCAGCCTCATCTACTACTAATAGTGAAACTGCGTACGATCTACCTGCATCTGATGCAGCT